GCAACAATACGGCTACGGCCCATTCGAGCAAGTCAAGGCCGCCATCCTCAATGCCAACAAGAGCCGGCAGATTCTACAAGTCGTGCGGCAAAAACTCGCCGTCCCGCCGATCCTCACTCCCGATGATCTGGTCGGCAACGTGGACCTGCGCCCCGGCGGCAACACGGTTTTCAACTCCCGCAGCCGGCACTTGCCCCAGGAATGGCTCACCAATTCCAACCCGCAGGGCCTCATCGACGAAATCAACGACGACCGCGAAGCCATCCGTCGCGCCTACCACACCGACCTTTTCCGCATGTTCGCCGACCGGGAAAAGCAAATGACCGCCCGCGAAGTCTCCGAACTCGCCGCGGAAAAGCTCATGCCGTTCAGCCCATCATTCACCCGCTTCACCGCGGATTTCCAAATCATGATGGAGCGGATTTTCGCCGTGCTCTTCCGCGCCGGCGCATTCGGCGCACCGCGGGACATCCCGCGCGCCGTGATCCGCAGCGCCAACGGCATGGCCGAAGTCCCGCCGCCCAAGGTCATCTATCAATCCCGCATCGCGCTCGCCATCCGCAACTTCGAGACCGCCGCCGCCGACCGCCTGATTGAACGCGCCATTGCCGTCGCCCAGCACGCCCCGGAAGCACTCGACACCATCAACCTCGACAGCCACCTGCGCCAATCCGCCCGCAACGAAGGAGTCTCCGAAGAAATCCTGCGCCCCGAGCGCGACGTGCAGAAAATGCGCCAGGCCCGCGCCGAGGCCGCCGCCCAGCAAGCCCAGATCGAGCAAGCCCAAATGGCCGCCGATGCCGCCGGCAAGCTTGGAATCCAAGCCCCACCCGCCGCATGATCCGCAACGACGACGACCCGCTCGCCATGTTCGAGGCCGCCAAGGCCGCCGCGATCAAATCCGCCGAGCACTACGCCGCCACCACCCGCCGGCTGTTCGACACGCCCACCGGCCGCGAGTGGATTGCCGCCGCCATGTCGAAATTCAATTTCATGGGCAGCGTGTTCGACCCGGACGACTACGACACCCACCGCGCCGCCGCCCGCGATGGCGCACGCGCCGTGATTTCCGACATCCTCAACACGCTCGCCGCCACCCGCCGGCAACCCCCGCCAGATCATGAATGAAGCCATCCACTGCTATCAAATGCGCCATCTGTTCCATGGCGACAACTACCTCGGCATCTACGAGGCCGCCATCAAGACCGCCCGCATTGTCGAAGCCGCCCGCGAACATGCGCAGGCCGTGAAAGCCTACTTCATGCGCCGCCACGGCCTGCCAGTCACCGTGCTGGTGGGCGACGAGGAAGCCGCCAGGATCAAACCGCTCATGGAATTTCCCGCGGAAATCCGCGCCGGTTTCGATCCCTACCTTGGCGACATGACACCCGCGGCCATCGCCTACGCCCGCGCCCATTTTCCGGCCGATGAATTCGCCCGCCGCTACGCAGGCCGCATCACCGAGCCACTGGAAATCCCGGCACCCGCCGCGCCCAAGCGCCGCGGCCGGCCGCCAAAACAAACCGCAGGGAATGCAAACGGCGAGCAGGCCGGCTCATAACCGGCTGACAGCAGGTTCAATTCCTGCCCCTGCAACCATTCACTCACCATATGAAACCACGCCCCATGCTCATGAACGAAGCCGGAAACGAACCGCCGGGTGGCGGCACGCCCGCTTCATCCGCGCCACCCGTCTCCACGCCGCCGCCGGCCGATCCGCCGCAGCGCCCGGAATGGTTCCCCGAGAAGTATTGGAAGGACGGCGGGCAGTCCGACATCGAGACGCTGGGCCGCAGCTACCTTGAACTGGAGCGGAAATTCCACACCAAATTCCCGACCGCCGGCGAAGTCCCGGAAAAGCCAGACGCCTACCAGCTCAAGCCGGAAAAACTCCCCGATGGCATCCAGTGGAGCGACGAGGCCGCCGCCAAATTCGCCGAGGTTTTCCACGCCCAGGGCATCCCAACCGCCGCGGCGCAGGCCATCGTCAACCAATATCTCGAACTGGAAGCCGGCGCACTTGGCAACGCCACCAAGGAATACGAGCGACAGCTTGCCGAAGGCCGCGCCATGCTCGAAGAAAAATGGGGCGGCGCGGATGCCTACCGTCAGCGCGCCGAGCAGATCGAACAACTCGTCACTGGCACCCTCGGCGGCGATCCCAACGACCCCACGCTGTTCAGCAACCCGCGAGTGGTGGAATTCCTCGGCCGCGTCGCCGACGTGCTCAGCGAGGACGCCCAGGCCGCCTTGAAGGGCAGCGTCGCACCCGGTGGCAATTTCGCATCCGGCGCGGACCTCGCCGGCAAGATCATGAATGATCCCAGCCACCCGGAACACGCCCGCTACATGCAGGGCGATCCGCAGACGGTGGCCAAGGTCATGCGCCTGTTGCAAGGCCCCGGCGAGTGATTCTCCTGTGTTGTTGTCGTGCTCATGTGCCCCGCGTCAGCCCCGTGCTGGCGCGGGGTTTTCATTTCATATCGGCAGAGTGGGCGCAACTTGCGCGCGCTATCAACTTCCCGCATAACAGCACCCGACTTTCACGACCTGAGCGACAAGGACACTCCGCACTGCGGACCCGCGGCGAGCTTGGACACTCGGAAGGCAATCCGGCCCTCACCGGCCATTTTGTTCAACCACCAACTCACCTACCATCATGCCTATCTCATTGTCTGTCGTAGATGCCGCCCGCAAGATTTTCGCGGATGGCTTCGAGCGCGAGGCGCAACAACTCCAATCCCGATTCCGCGGCCTGGCCGAAGTGAAGACCGGGATCACCGGCAAGGCGCACTCGTTCAAGGTCTATCGGAAGGGTTCCGAAATGCAACTGGTCACCGGCCGCTTGCAGGACACCAACCCGGAAGAAGCCGCCTACCGTTACCGCTACCTCTTCCCGAAGAAAGGCAAAAAGGCCACTATCTTCGACGAAGACGACGGCTCCGAACTCGGTCTTGCCGTGGCTCCCACTGGCGACGAACTGCTCGAGCACGTGTCGGCCGCCGGCCGTTTCGTGGACGACGTATTCATTGCCGGCATCCTCGGCACCGCCTACGAAGGATCAGAGGAAAGCGTGCAGGAAGTCGCCTTTGACGATTCCAACCAGGTTGTCGCCGTCAATTACAACCGCGACGGCTCCAGCACCAACCGTGGCCTGACCCTCGGCAAGCTGATCCGCGCCAAAGGCATATTCGGCAAAAACGAAGTGTCTGGGCAGGACCAAGCCAACGCCGGCAAAATCTGCATGGCGGTTACCCAGGACCAACTGGACGACCTACTCCACGACGTGGAACAAGTCGGCAGCGCCGATTACAACTCGGTGAAGGCACTGGTCGAAGGCACTGTTTCCCAGTTCATGGGCATCCACTTTGTCCGCAGCGAGCGCCTGCCCACCACCGTTCCCAGCGGTAACAAGGCAACCCGCACCTGCCCAATGTGGATTTCCAACGGTGTCCGTCTCGGATTCTGGGCCGACCTCCGCACCAGCATCGACGTTCTGCCGAACAAGGACCAAGCCGTCCAAATCTACTCGCGCATTCGGCTCAATGCCACCCGCAAGGACGAGGATCGCGTGGTGAAAGTCCTCTGCGAATACGCCGCATAACCCCGAATTGATAGAAAGACACCACTACCATGGCCAACGTCCTATCCACTGTCGCCGCACTCGAAGCTGTCGCCCTCGTCAAAGGGCCGCACCGCGGGTCCTCGGCGCTTCCCACCCATCTGCGCATCCTCGACGACAAGGCGAGCGTGCCGGTGGGCGCACCAGCCGTCACCTCGGCGCAATACATCCGCTTCGGCCGCATCCCGGCCGGATCGAAAATCGCGCCGAACCTGTCGGTTCTCAGCACTGACCACACCGCGGCTATCGCCGGCAAGCTCCAGCTTGTCCCGATTGACGGCATCGGCACCACGCAGGAAATCACCGGCGTGACCGTGCTCCTTGAAGACACCGCTGTTTCCGGCAATGCCGAAACTCCGGACATCACATCGATCCCCGATGTGGCGGACTCGCTGGTGGTCGCCAAGGATTCGTGGATTCAGTTCGTGCCCACGTCCGACCTGACCATTGCGTCAACCGCCAAGGCCATCCGCGCGCGGATCGTTTATGGCTCCGTGAACTGACGGCGGCACGCCGGGCACCCCGTGACACCCAACCGGCCCGGCTGATGCGCGCGAAACGCATCGGCCGGGCTTTTCTTTTCCGACCATGACCCAGACCGACGTTGCCAACCTCGCCATCGCCAAGATCGGCGAGAGCATGATTTCCGACATCGACGACACCGGCGACAAGGTGGCGCGTGTCGCCAAGCTGCATTACGCGCCGGTGCTCAAGGAAATCCTGCGCGGCCACTTCTGGGGCTTTGCCATGGCCAGCGCGGAGCTGGTCCGCAACTACGAACCGCACGCCAAGGCGGTGATTTCCCCCGGCGGCGCGGACAATGATTTCACGCTCAGCGCCGTGGCTTCCGGCAGCGCCGGCGACTCCATCACCTTCGCCCACGACATCGGCAGCGGTGGCAGCATCGCCGTGGCTGTGGTCGGCAGCGCCATCACCGTCACCAGCCCGCGCAGCACGCTTGTGCTTTCAGGTATGGGCGGCACTTACGGCGCGCTTGGCAATGGCACGCTGGCCGAAACCGGAACCTCCAACGGCAAGCCGGAATGGAACGAAAGCGGCACGGAGCCGACCAGCCTGATTTACTGGGACGGCACCCGCTGGCGCATCATGTCGAAAGTGGGCGCGAGCAGCACCACCCGCTGGCGCGGCACCATCGGCGCGGCATGGCCATGGACGCCGCAGACATGGACCCCGGCCGATACCGATCCCCTCTATTACAACGGCACCCCGGTTGTCGCAGCCGCCACCACGCTGGCCGACCTCATCGCCGCCATCGAGGCCAACGCCGGCGCGGACGCGCTTGTCACCGCCACTCCCAGCGGTGCCACCACCGGCAACATCCCGGTCATCGAGGCCACCGCGCTTTCCACCACCATCGACGTGGTGGCTCCCGGCTGGGATGCTGTGTTCGCCCTGCCGGATGATTTCCTCAAGCTGCGCCGCGTCACCACCGCGGACGGCGCGAAGATCGAGAAATTCGACTTCCGCCGCATCAATGGCAGCCGGCACCTGGTCATGGGCGATTATGACAGCCCGTGGCTGGAATACGTCGCGTATGTCGAAGACCCGGACGCCTACGATCCGCTGTTCCTCGACGCCTTCACCACCCTGCTCGCCTCGCGCATGGCCCGCTCCATCACCGGCAGCGAGGCCAACGAGGCGGAATTGCGCCAAATGTATGAAGCCGTTGCCCTGCCAAGCGCCCGCGCCGCCAATTCGCAGGACACCCGCAGCAACGAAAACCACCCGCTGCGCGAACTGCTCGACGGTAGCCTCACCGGCACCCGCGGCGATTTCCTGCCTGACCCATTCGAGGACGACTGACCCATGCCGATTGTCCAACACCTGCTTTCCTTCAATGCCGGCGAATGGTCCCCCATTCTCGACGGCCGCGCCGACTTGGAGAAATACCAGTCGGCCGCCCGCGTGCTCGAGAACTTCATCCCCACGCCGCAAGGCGCGCTGCTCAAGCGGCCGGGCATGACCTATCAGGGCAAAATGGGCACCGCCACCGATTGCCGGCTGGTGGAATTCGAGATGCGCGGAGACGCATCCGTGGTGCTCGCCATTGGCGGCGGCAAGATCAAGTTTTTCAAGCTGGGCGCACCGGTCCAATCCGGCGGCGCGGACTACACGATCAATGCCCCATGGGCGGACGGCACGCTCAATTTGCTGCGCTGGAAGCAGATCAACGACATCATGATGCTGGTCCACCCGGACCACGCCCCGCGCATCCTTGAACGCATCGCGGACACCAACTGGACGCTGGCGAATTTCATCCCGGCCCGCTGGCACGCATTCCTTCCCGACAACCTCGACGGCAAGAAGCGCATCACCGCCACCTTCAAGCGCAATGCCGACGCCACCACATGGACCAGCGGCGCGGACTACGAGCCGGGCGACCGCGTGACCCGCAACAGCAAGCTCTACTGCTGCGAAAATGCCCACGAAGCCGGCAGCTCCAACAAGCCGGAAGACCGTACCACCTACTACGACGCCGAGGAAGAGGAACAGCGGCTGCTCTGGACGCTCGAATACAACGACAACTCATCCACCCAAGGCCAGCGCGTCACCCTCACCAGCAACAAGGCGCTGTGGAACTCCAACCACGTCGGCGCATACTGGGAACTCGCGTTCAAGCGCGGCCTGTGGGACTTCGAGGCCCGGCTTGCCGTGGACAAGACCGCCACCGGCACCAATGCTGTCTATTCCAAGGTGCTGGTCTGCCAAGGCCGCTGGACCTTCCAGACCTTTGGCAACTGGTCCGGCACCTATCACGTGCAAATTTCCCGCGACAAGGGCAAGAACTGGTCATCCATCCGCGCGTTCACATCCAGCAAATCCACCCCGCGCAACGCATCCGCCGAGGGCGAAACCGACGCCCGCGTCCTGCTGCGCATCCGTTTCAGCGGCTACGCCGCGGACGGCACCAGCGGCAGCCCCTACGCGATCCTCAATGTCGAAGGCCCCTACCTGCGCGGCATTGTCCGCATCGACACCGTGACCTCATCCAAGGAAGTGGTTTGCACGACCATCACCCCGGTGGAACATGACACCACCAGCGTCTGGGCCGAGGGCGCATGGTCCGCGCACCAGGGCTACCCGCGCGCCATCGAATTCCACCAGAACCGCGTGCTGCTCGCCGGCACGAGGCTTTCCCCGCATACCATCTGGGGCAGCGCGGTGGACGATTACGACAATTTCCGCCGCGGCACCGATGCCGACGAGGCATTCGCCCACACCGTGATGATCGGCCAGCGCGAACCGATTTCATGGCTGCTGTCCGACCGCTCGCTGGTCATTGGCGCGGGCAACGGGGAATTCGTCATGCGCGGCGAGAGCGAGGACAAGCCCATCACGCCGGAATTCGGCGTGGTGGCACGCCAATCCGCCCACGGCAGCGCCGTCAAGGGACCCGGCGTCATCCCGGTGGATAGCTCCACGCTGTTTGTCCAATACGGCGGCAGCATTGTCCGTGAAATGGCCTACCGCTACGACGCCGACCGCTACGATTCCGGCAACCTCAACCTGCTGGCCGACCACCTGTTCAAGACCGCGGACATTTCCGACTTCGCCGTCCAACGCCATCCGTTCCAAATCCTCTGGTTTGTAGCCGGCGGCAAGCTCTACTCGCTCACCTACGAGCGCGCGCAGCAAGTCGCCGCCTGGGCGCGCCATCCCACCGCCGGCACTGTGCTGAGCGTCGCCTGCATCCGCAAATCCATCGAGGATGAAGTCTGGGTGGCAATGCAGCACGGCAGCACCGAGACCATCGAACGCATGCGCTACGGCCATTTCACCAATCCCACCAATGACGGGAAATGGTCCGACTGCTGCATGGTCATCCCGTCGCCCTATTCCCTCACCGGCAACCCGCTCGCCGGCCTGACCGTCATCGGTTGGAACAACGGCAACATCATCGGTCCGGCCACGCTCGACGCGGGATTCTTCACCGGCCTGACCGGCGACGTGATTGTCGGCCGCCCCTACACCGCCGCGCTACAGCCCATGCCGGTGGCCATCGAAATGCAAAACGGCAGCAGCCGCACCCGCGAGACGCGCATCCACGAAGTGGTGGCAAGCGTCTGGCGCTCCCTCGGCGGCAAGATCGGCGAGGACCCGGCCGGATCGAAATTCGACCCGCTGCGCCTCGGCAGCAGCTTGTTCACTGGCGAGAAGGCCGTCGCCTTCGATGGCAAGCACGGCACCACCGGCAATGTCGCCGTGGTTTCAGACGAGCCGTTCCCCTTCACCCTCCGCTCACTGGCCCTCAAGTTCAATGTTTTCGGCGATGCGCGTTGACCCCATCACTCCCGACAACCTCGCCACCGCGCTGGCCTTGTTCGAGCTGCGCCCGGACGGCACGCCCCCGCGGGAAATCCTCCCGCCGGCCGGGGCCGTGGTCATCGACGATTACGACGCACCGATGGCCGCCGCGTGGCTCTACCAGCCCGCCGGCTGCAAGCTCGCCATCCTGGATTGGCTCATCACCCGCCCCGGACTGCATGGCCTCGCCTCCAAGTGCGCGGTGCTCGCCATCCTTGCCCACCTTGAGCACGTCGCCAAGGACGGCGGCGCATCCACTTTGTTCGCCTCCATGGAGCGCGCGAAATTCGTCAACCAGGCCATGCACCGCCATTTCAACATCGCCGCCTGCGGTTGCACCCATCTCGTTAAACAACTCTGAGCCATGGACCCCTTTTCAATCATCGCACTGGCACTCATGGCCATTGGTGGCGGCGTGAAGTTCTACGGCGCGCAGCAGGCCGCCAAGGCCGCGGAAGACGCCGGCGAGGCCCAACAGCGCGCCGCCGCCGCCGCCGCCCACAACGAGGAATTGCAAAACGCGGAGACCGTCAAACGCGAGCGCATCAACAAGCGCCGCCGCCTCGCGCGCCTGCGCGCCGATCACGGCACCAGCGGACTGGTCATGTCGGATTCCAGCATGGACGTGTTCGCCGAAACCGCCGGCATGATGGAACTCACCATTCAGGATGCAGCCCGCGCCGGCAACATGGAGGCCGCCAACATGCGCAACCAGGGCAACATGGCCTTGTGGGAGGCCCGCACGCAGGCCGCCGCAACCCGCGTTTCCTCCTACGGCACCCTGCTTTCCAACGCCAGCAGCGCCGCC